AAGTTAATAAAGATTTTTGGTGGGCAGGCAGCCGTAGCGGCCGATACCTACACAGGTAAATTAAATAAACTGACTATCGCGGCTGAAAATGCAAGCGAGGAGATCGGTCGCGGTTTGATCGGAGCCCTCGAGGGCTTAGCTGGGGCAGATGGCAATTTAGATCCGCTTATCGATAAGATGAATAAACTCAGCGTAGCTACGGGCGATTTTATCTCCATCCTTTTTGGCGGCAAAACTAAGGACGGTTATAGCCTTAAAGATGCTATCGATATCGTATTTAGCGGCGGCGTAAAAGGTTTTGGTAATCGGTCTTTATCAGCTAGTAACCAAGATACACAAAGAGCAGATGCAGCGGCAGCAAAAAAGGCCGCAGCCGAAGCGGCTAAACGTGAAAAGGAAAGATTAGCTTTACTCAAAAAACAAGCACTATTAGAGAAAAATAAACTTTCGTTATCAAAGGCTGCGGCCGTGTTTGACACTAACCGTATCTCTATCGCGGCAGCTCTACGTGCTACCTACGACAAAGAGACGATCCTACGCCTTGAGGCTTTACAGGCGATCGAGGAGGATAACGGCGAGTTAGCTCTTAAGAAAATAAACGATCTCGCAGCCCTGCAAAAAAATGCAGACATGGCCAAATTAGCCGGTATTACTCAGGTCAGCGAGGCAACTCTTTCAGCTCTTAACACTCAATTACTAACTGAGTTAAAGGGTATTAACGATAGCAAGATGGCCGAGGCCGATAAAGAAAATGCTCGACAGATCGCTTTTGGTAAATACAACGCAGCTCTAACGGCAGCCGGTGAGTTAGCCGCTAAGGAAAGTTATAGCGAGCGCGTACAGATCCAACTAACCGAGATCGCTAAACTCGCATCCTTGAGTAAAACATCTAACGCCTCTATGACCCTAACTAAACTCCGCGAGTCTGAGGAGTTATCGATGATCGACCGGGTAGCCGCTGCACAAAAGCGAGCCGACGATGCTCGACTTTCAGCGCTACAAACTTATATAAATGCTTTATCTAAAGTCGGGTCAGGTCCTAGCGCCAACACCGCAGCTATACAAGCTATGACACCAAGCCAAGCCGAGGCGGCACTAGCTAAAGAGCCGGTAAGTGTTAAGACGACCCTCACACCGGCAGAGATATCCGGTCTGCGTTATGCAGCTCAAGCGCAGGACGCTTACGAGAAAAGTCTAGCTAGTATCTCGCTTACTAACGCGGTCGCTCAAGGCTCACTTATGCAGGGTTTAAGCTCGGGTCTTACTTTATCAGCGGCGACAAGTGGAGCACGTTACGCAGCTCAGGCAGCGGCCTCATATAACATCACTATCGAGGCAGGTTTAGGGGATCCCGAGGCTATTGCTCGTGCGGTTGAGGATGTACTCAATCAATCAAGTTACCGAGGTACCTCAGTTAATCGAGGCTCCGGAGAGTACTTAGTAGCATGAGTACATGGTTACCCGAGTGGCGTATAACCGTCGGTACGACCGTCTATACAAACGTCCTAAGCGTGACAATGGCAACGGGGCGTGATGATATTGATTTACAATGCAACGCCGGATACGCGCGTATGGAGATCGTAAACGTAAATAATACGGCTTTTGATATAGACGTAACCGATGTATTAACTCTAGAGCTTAAAAATAGCTCGGGTACTTATGTGCCGGTGTTTGGCGGCGCGGTGTCAGATTTTGGTATCTCGGTCCGATCGCCGGAGGAGGTGGGCTTTATAACGATCGGTAGCATTTTGGCCGTCGGATCGTTAGCAAAATTAACTAAAGCTCTTTTCCCGGATGCCTTGCCTAAAACAGAGGACGGCACTCAGATATACGACATACTCAATGAGTTACTTATTAACTCATGGTTTGAGGTGGCCCCGGCTATTAGGTGGATGGACTACGACCCTACGACTACGTGGGCTAATGCAGAAAATGTAGGACTCGGCGAGATCGATCAACCTGGTCTATACGAGATGATTAGTAGAGCAGCCGATCCGGCTAACAGTTATAACCTCTGCGCTCAAATTGCACAAAGCGCACTAGGACAAATTTACGAGGATAAAGCCGGGCGCGTATGTTATGCCGATGCCGACCATCGCACGGCTTATCTATCGGCTAACGGCTATACGACTTTATCGGCTAACTACGCTACTCCCTCAAGCGTTAAGTCGATCGTACAAATAGGCAAGATCCGTAACTCCCTTGTATTTAACTATGGCAATAATTACAATAATCAAGCTACGGCCCTCGATGCCGACTCCATCGCTAACTACGGCCGTTATCAGCGAGCGGTCAATAGCAACCTGCATAACCTAAGCGATGTAAACGATGTTATGGATCGTGAATTAGGCCTACGTGCTATCCCTCGAGAGCAGCTACAGGCGATTACCTTTAGACTAGATAGCGGCGACCTACCCGATGCAGAGCGTAATAAGCTCATCGATGTATTTTTTGGCGAGCCTATTGTTATTAACGATCTACCGATCAATATGTTTAACGGATCGTTTAACGGCTTTTTAGAGGGCTTTGCTATCCGGGCTACGCCTCAGTTTGTGGACATAACACTCACGCTAAGCCCTACAGATTTCTCACTCGTTGCGCCACAATGGGACACGGTTAGCCCGGCTAACCTAGTTTGGACGGGTGTAAACGCTACACTCATCTGGGAAAATGCTTTTGGAGGTTTGACATAATGGCAACAGTAACGCCTAATTTTAATTGGCCGGTACCTACATCGACCGACTTAGTAAAAGATGGAGCTACGGCTATCGAAGCCTTAGGCGACTCCATCGATGCGAGTTTGGTAGATCTTAAGGGCGGCACTACGGGACAGGTATTAAGTAAAAACTCTAATACCGATATGGACTTTACGTGGGTAACTAATGCCGACGGTGACATAACCGGCGTTACCGCAGGTACAGGTTTAACCGGCGGAGGTACATCCGGCACGGTTACCGTTGCCGTTGATCCTACTTATGCAGGATTTACAAATCTTAATTATTTTGCCAATCCGGTAATTAACTCAGCATTTCAGGTATGGCAACGCGGTACATCGTTTACCGCGACGAGTGTTTACACGGCGGATAGATGGTACAAGGGTGGAAATACGCCGCATACTTTTAGCCGACAATTAACAAATGACACGACCAATCTGCCAAATATACAATATTGCTTAAGAGCGCAGCGAGATAGTGGATCGTCTGCAACCGGAATTATGCAACTAGCTAATATGTTTGAGACAGTTAATTCTATCCCTTATGCAGGAAAGACTATTGCGTTTTCTTTTTACGCTCGTGCAGGTGCTAATTATTCTCCGACCTCTAGTTTGTTATCTGCACAGGTGCGCACAGGCACAGGCACAGACCAAAATCTATTTAGCGGATATACAGGCTCTGCCACTCCCATTACAGTATCGGCAACACTTACAAGCACGTGGCAACGTTTTCAGGGCACGGCCACACTTTCATCGTCTGCAACCGAAGTGTGTGTCTATTTTGAGTCCACTCCAACAGGCACGGCCGGAGCTAATGATTACTACGAGGTAACAGGAGTGCAGATCGATATTGGATCGGTAGCCCTGCCGTTTCGTACTAATGGGCCTACTTACGAGGCTGAGCTTGCAGGGTGTCAGCGTTATTACTACCGCTTAGGAGCGGGTGGAGGCGGTAATACATCTGGCACACAGTTTGGTTATTACTTAGACGCTACCGCTTCATCTAGCACTAATCTTTATGGCATCTTAGACTACGCAGTTACAATGCGAAAGACACCGACTTCTGTTGATTATTCCAATGTCGGTTGGATTGGATCTTGGGGTGCGGGTGTAAATGCAATTAGCGCGATTGCTATTTATGATGGGTCAAATGTTGTAGGATCAACGCCGCACTCTGCTGTTTTTACAATGACGACAACAGGAGCAACCACTAATAGTCGTTATTTTGTCTTATCAAATAATAGTACCGCTGGGTATCTCGGCGTTAGCGCTGAGTTATAAGGAGTGATTATGGATAATGTTAATTTTGTTACTTTTGATGATGGTTTTGGCAACAAATATACTAATGCAATTATCGAAAATGCAGATGGTGGATTTACCTCTATGCCTAAATCAATTTATGACGAGCAACAAGAGGCGCTATTAAATGCTCCAAAGCTATAACGGTTACCCCGCATCTAAAGATCCAAACGAGATCGATATAAAGTCCTACCCCGTAAAGGGTACGGATCGTAAGCTCAAGTGCGCTAGTAGCGTGGGCCCGCTATTAGCCGCTTTTGCTGCGGAGTTTCACGAGCTAATTGAGCCGATCGATGAGGGCACCTTTGACGATTGGGGCTACGCGTTTCGTATGGTGCGCGGATCTACCGATCGCCTCTCGTGCCACTCATCGGGCACGGCTATCGATCTAAATGCGACTAAGCATCCACTAGGCAAGGCCGGTACTTTCCCGGCTGAAAAAATCCCAATGCTAAGAGCCCTTGCTAAAAAGTACGGCCTCAAGTGGGGCGGCGATTTTAAGAGCAGGCCCGACGATATGCACTTTGAGGTAGAGATATCGGCAAGCAAGGCTAAAGCCTTAATCGCTAGTTTAGGTTTATAGTTAGATAAATCCTTAAGGGCACTAAGGAGCAACAAATGAAAGAGCAAGCAATAGCGGCGGCAAAATC